GTGATGTGCTGAGGCCTCCGTTTCAATCCACGCGCACTCCTTGCGGAGTGCGACGCCGCATAGCACATGGGAGATTGTCCTACGCCGGGTTTCAATCCACGCACTCCTTGCGGAGTGCGACAATAGGCAACCGGGCGGCCTGCCTCGCTCTCTAGTTTCAATCCACGCACTCCTTGCGGAGTGCGACTGTCACAGCGGTATGGTCCATATTACCCACCGGGGTTTCAATCCACGCACTCCTTGCGGAGTGCGACGATTAGACGGAAGGTACGTGCGTTCTATGTCATGGTTTCAATCCACGCACTCCTTGCGGAGTGCGACCCCCGTCCCCGTGATATCATTAACTTCTGGATTAGTTTCAATCCACGCACTCCTTGCGGAGTGCGACAAGAAATAAAACAATGAATAATCAAATCAAATTGTTTCAATCCACGCACTCCTTGCGGAGTGCGACATATGCGGCCCGCCGCGCGTTCAACGTTGAAGCTGTTTCAATCCACGCACTCCTTGCGGAGTGCGACGGCCGGTTGCCTACACGCAAATCACCCGCACCGGGGTTTCAATCCACGCACTCCTTGCGGAGTGCGACTTTTTGTTCCGATTATGGCTTGCCCATGTACGATGTTTCAATCCACGCACTCCTTGCTGTAACGTCGCAATGCTTTGTAGAAAATTTATCAAGCATTGTGGAAAAACGACCTTAAACACCCCTCATTGCAACGCCTTTGCATCTCCCTTGCAGGCGGCCAGCAGGTCTCCCCAGTCCACCGCCTCGTCGTCCTCTTTGGAGACATCCTCCGGGATCATCCGCTCCCTGGCATCGGCCAGCAGGTGCATCACTCTGGCCCGATCGCTGGCCGGCTGGGTATCCAGTCGAGGATTGCCGGTCGTAACGACAGCAAACCGGGAGGCGTAGCGCTCCGGAGAGGCCGTCAGGCTGTACCAGCACCAGGCCGTCCATGAACTCCACGGCGTGCGCTGGCTCCATGGTTCATCAATACGTGCCAGCGCGGCGGGCAAACTGGTCAATGCCGCCCGTCCGATAGTCCAGTCCTCCGGAGCCAGGGCATCCATGTTCTCCCAATCCATATCCCGGAGCAATCGCCTGGCGACCCGGCCGCGCAAGGCGTACAAACAGCCGTAAATCATCCACTCCCCATCGACCAGCGAACCGGAGGCGTACATCTGGCACCAGGGCCGCTCCTGCATCCAGCGTAGCCAACCTCCATCCAACAGGGCCGTGTCGCAGTCGATCTTGACCAGGATGTCGTCATCCCCTGCTTCACGGCACATCTCGGAAAGCATTCCCCGGATGCAGTCAGGCCCGCGCAGATTGCCGTGGCGTTCCCAAGAGGACTGCACATACTCCACGCCCATGCTCCGGAGAACCTCCGCCGTCTCCTCCTGTACCGGATGGGAAGCATCATCCACCACCGTCACGCTGGCACAGGGTACGGCCATCCGGGCGCACCGCACGCAGGCCGCCGCCTCGGCAGCGTCTCCAGCATAAGAAAAAATGAATATCCTGATCATACTGCCGAGTTATTATTCCGCCGGGCCGTCGGGATAGGTACTCGCCACCTTAATCGGCAGCTGTATATCGCCCAGCATATGCTGTATCACCTGCTTGTCCTTAATCGTCGCCACGTGGAAAGAATAGGAATACTGCTCCTTTTCCCCTTCCTTCGCCGTCAGCGGCGGATAAATATCAATCGGCCCCTGCTGGGTGCTTACGCCAGCAGACACAAAGGCCCCTTCCTTGTTGACGATGCAGTTTACCCACACTTCCCCGCTGGTTTGACCAAGCGTTTTCCACCCGTTGTTATCGCCGGGTATCTGGCCGATTTTGGCTCCATCCATCAAAAAGGCCACTTCCCTCATCCGGGAACCGACCACATTGGAAAAATCATCATCCCAATCTAACGCTACCTGGAGCGCATAAATGGGAGGAATGGCCGGGGCGGAAGCCCATACCATCTTGCCCTCCGGACCGACTGTCGGAGCCGGCGGAGACTGCGACGCCTCCATATCCCAGGTCAATCCCGTCGCCGGAGTGTCCGATTTATCCAGATCCTCATCCAAATCCTGTTGCGCGGCAGCCATCTGCCGCACCCGGTCAATCATATCCTGGAGGGACAAATGGCCAGGCGCTCCCAGGCGGAGGGAGGTTCTCCCGCCGCCCGCATCAACGCTGACGCTTTGGACTACCGTGTCCATCGTCAGGTACTCTTCTCTGGCTCCGCTAATGATCAGCTTGCGGCCTACCACAAAACGAGGCTTGATCGCATGCAGAGCCGTCACCTGGCCCTCCCAGGGCGTCACGCGGGTAATGTCGTAATAATCCCGGAGCGCGGCAGTATAGTCAGGCACGGCCGGCTCATCTGCGCTGCCCCCTGTGCTGCCCGAGGGCGGATCTCCGCCTCCATCCCCTCCGTCTGTGCCCTCCTTGTCAGCTCTGTACTTGCGCCGTTTGACATTGATGGTGCGGCAAGTCCAGGTGAACCAGTTGCAATAACAAAGCTGGCCGCCACGGTTCTTTTCTATGGGGAACAGCATCTCGCATCCTTTTGGCGGAGGCTGTGTAATCCAGGCGAACTGGCGGAATTCCACGTAACTCCATTTAATGGTCTTACAGGCTTCCGACAACTGGCCGGATACATGCTCGAATGCTGTCGCGTCGGCAGAATAATTGGACATGTCCATTCCTTCAACATTGGCGACCCTGTTTTTCTTGATGGAGCCGAACTTAACGCCGGACACGGCAGACAACCCCGGAATTTTGCTCCTCCACCACTCGGCGGCATCATCCGCCCCGGAAGGGAAATCCGCCCCTCTCACCTCCACCACAGGCTTGGTGAAATTCCAGCATGGAGACTCGCTGGGGGCTGTATCATCCCCGTCGTCCCCGCTGCTGACCGAGGCGGCCATCTGGACAGTGACACACCCTTCCTGGTGCAGACTGGCCCCCCTGGGCCAGGACTGGGTGTCGACCACCAGGTCGCCAGCCGTCAACACAACGCCCACCGCCGGGGGAACCAGATCCGGACGTGGGTACAGCATGATCTCGGAGAGACGGTCGGCCACCCTGTCCAGCCGCGCCTGTTTCAAATCCGCGCCATCGGCAACATGAATCACCGGGGCAGCGCCGGAATAGTCTACCCACATCACCATGCCGGGGCGCAGGGATAACAATTTCCGCAGAACGCCGGCATACGTATCGCAGGACATGGAGGAATCCCAGGCGGTGGCCGCCGCCGGCACGGTCACATCAATGCCGGTTTCGGGCGGGAGCAATCCATACTGCCGGGCAGCCTCCATCACCCGGCGCAACGCATCAGCAATCTTAATTTGGCGAGGCACATCCTGCCCCGTCCCGGAGCTGACGCTAAAGGATGCCCCTACAGACCCTCTCAACGCTCCGGACGCGCCAAAGTACAGCGCCGCCTCCAAAGGCTGGAGAATATCGCAAGCCTCAATGTTCCAGCTCCAGGCGTCGCCGGACTGTTCCAGGGAGCACTTGCGGATCGTGCCCTCCAGGATGGTCACGCCATCCCATACCACGCGCACCGGCTCTTTATATAGATAGGGAGCCGTCTCATCCCGCGTCCTGGCCAGCTGCCGCCAGGAAACGCACATCGGCGTAAAATTCTGCCAGCTGTAAGACGCGTCTTCCAGGGCCTTGTCCGTAAGTTCAACAGTCTTCATCTGCGTGGTCCGAATTTCCCCTGGGAATCAATCTTATCCAGCCGCGCCTTGAGGCGGGCCACTTCTCCGGACAGTTTGCCCTGGGCGGACTGCGCGGAGGAATACCTGGTTAAAATCTGGTCAATCAGTCCGATCATCTCATTAAACTCATTCCCTGCTTCCAGGCGGCGGTCATCATTTTCCAGCCTGCTTTTAAGATGTTCCAGCAGCTTGCGCTCGCCCTGAGTTACAGATGTTCCCCCGTCTCCCTGTTCGGAAAGAACCTTCTTCAACATCTCTTCGGCGTACGGAAGCGCTCCTATCGGCTCCTTGTTGGCGATCTCACCGGAGCGTCCCAGCACCTTACGACGCATTCTGGCCAGCCAGTCATCCAGCTCCAGCACCTTCTCCTGGCCATCGTGCAGCTTGCCGGACAAATTGGTCACATCCTGGGCAGTGCGCTCCAGATCGCGCAACTCCTTATCATTTTTCTTGATGGCCCGTTCCTTCTTGAGGGCATCCTGCCAAGCCTTAATGGCCTGCATAGCCGCCTGGGCAATCCCCTTTTCATCCTGATTGGTTGAATGCTTGGCAGCCTCAGAAAGTTCTTTGGCGAATTTCTCGGCCGCCTTGGCATCCTTCAAATCCTTCTTGTCCCAGGCGCTGCGCGGCAGTGCTTTCAACCGCGCGAAAATATCGGAAAACTGTTTGAGCTTGGCGGCCAAAGCGTCATTGCCCTCAAAGCTCTCCGCATACTGCTGGAAGCGTTCCATGCTGGCATCCAGCCGTTCATTGGTTCTGGCCAGAACCTCCTTCTGCTTCTCCTGGTTCCTCTGCCTGATTTCAATTTCCTTGCGGAGCCGGTCTTCCAGGGCTGAGGCCATCACATCGGTATGTTTCACGGCATCCTGCTGGGCGTTGGTCTTGGCCGTCTCTTGGTTTACGGCCTCGTTGGCCGCCGTCTGGGCCTGGTGCTCCGTCAGTACCCCCTTCAGCCTGGAACTGGCTTCCGCCGCCTGCTGCCTGGCGTCCTGCATTTCCCGGAGGGCTTCTTCCAGGCGGGCGGAGTCATCATCAATAGTCGAACGAGCCAGCTGTAAAATCCGAACATACTCGTCCCGCCGTTCATCGTCATTCATCCCGTTCAAATCTCCTACCAGCCCCGTTTTGCTGATGCGCTCATATAATTTCCCCAGCGCCTGCCGGTGCTGATCCACCTTCTTTTTCAAAAGCTCCTCGTTGCCCTTGTCCGTCTCGTTAAAGCTCATCCCTTTGGCACGCATGAATTCATGCTGGGCAGCCACAGCGGCCTCATAGTCCTGCCGTGCCTGGTCTTCATCCTGTTTGCGTGCCAGCGCGATCGGAGCGCCTGCCAGGGGCAGCATGGTGGCGGCGCGTGCCTGGTCTTTAATGGCCTCTTGTATTTTCTTTTGAGCATCCTTCTGGCGTTGCTGGATTGCCTTCCAGCGAGCAAGGTCTTCTTCCGCTCTCTTGGCGGCATCGGCCTCTTCCATGACCTGGATCGGCTTCAATCCTTCCACCAGTTGCTTGGATTGAGAAGAACGGGAAAACTCCAACAGTTTACGGTAGCGTTCCTCGGCGGCATCCGCCCTGGCCTGGGCCGTCTGTGCCGCCTGGTCAGCCTGCTTGCGCTCAATATCCATGCGCTCGTTGGCGTCTTTGGCATCAATCCTGGCCAATTCATCCCGCGCCTGGGATTCGGTAATCTCGCCCCGGATGCGGCGCTGGTTGATAATGCTGCGGTTCTTCTCGTTTTCAATTTGGAGCAGTTTCTGCTGCATTTCCAGCCCGGCCATGGCCTTGCGGTCAATGGCCTCAATGGTGCGCAGCCGGGCGGCGTAGGCGTCATTGACCTGCTTGACGCCTGCGGCTTCTTGTTTAAGAAAGGCGTCCTCCCGGTGCTGGGCACGGGCGGAATTGACGCTATCCTGCCAGCGGGCCAGCTTGTCCTGGGCTGCCTGGATGATGCCGGCCAGCTTGGCGTCAATCTGCTTGGCCTTGACGCCAAATGCCTCATTGAGCGACTCTCCTATAGACCAGCCAAGATCCCATGCCTGCTTACCCAATCCGATCACATTTTTGAGGTTTTGCAGGCCGCCGTTGAATTGGTTCCAGGACTGCATTGTACTGCTGCCCCAGGCTTGCAGCTTGCCGGGCAGAGAAGTAAGCGTGCTGATGCTCCGGGACAACAAGGATGCACTCCTATCCATGCGCTGGGAGGTCACGGTGAAATTCTTGCCCGCCTGCCTGAGGGCGCCGTCCATCGTCTTGACGGCATTGGACAGTTCCGCCGCTCCCTCCAGCCGCCAGGTCATGCCGCCTCCGGTGGCTGCCCCGGTATAAGCCGGAGCAGCGGTACCGCCCACGCCTCCGGAAAGTAAACTATCCGGCACCTGCTTGGCAGCCTTGGCCAAATCCTGCACCGCCTTGTTGGCTTTGGTCAGGTCTCCCAGGTTGGCCGTGGTTCCGATGCTGATGCTTACGTCATAATCCATAGGTCAATCAATGTCTCCTGTTAAAAAAAGTTGAATTTCCAGCACACCCCAAAACGTTGCGGCTCCATATCGCTGATCATTGGTCGGCGGCAAAGGCTGCACATGGTCAAGGGTGGCGTGGTATTCCCGCGTGCGCTGCGGGATGCCGGCATGATAGGCGGTCATCCATGTGACCATGCCCTCCGGGTACAGCGCCAGCAATTCCGCTATGTCCAATCCCCATGCCCTGGCGGCGGCGTAAGTGCTGAAAGCCCGCGCCAGGGAAAAAGACATCTGCAACCCGGCATTGCCGCGTGCCGCCTGGTGCATCCAGCGGCTGCCGATAACGGCCTCGCGCTGCACCTGGACGGAGGGAGCAACAGTTACCAGGGACGGCATCACATCCCCGTAACTGCACAAGGCCACCGCCTCCGGGGCATCGTCTCCGATTGGGCGGTAGATCACTGTATCTTGCGAACGATAGGCGTCCATAATCAGTCAAAGATTGCTGGTCGTGAAAAACCTGAAAAACTCCACGGCAGCGGGGTCCGTGATGATAAAAGCCGGGTAGTCCGAGGCTGTAAAAATCCTGCGGCCTCTGGTCTCCGCATGGACGGCCTCAACGGTTAAACACACTCCATCAATCATTGTATAGGTGCCGTCTTCCGCGAGGGTTATGGCATTTTTTCCCAGCCTTGCCCATACCTGGACGGCTTGCCAGTCCTCGCCCAGTTCCACCAGAGCGGCAACGACGGCGGCCATTGCCGGGGCCTGTTCCGCTGGTATTTCGTCCGCCGTATAGCGGGCCGGAGGGCGATAACCGCCCGCGTCCTGATAAATGGCCGTCAGGGTGAATTCCTGCCATTCGCCCGGCTTGGGGAACTGTATCTGTATTTCTGCGTTGTTCATGATTCATCAATGGGGGTGTTAATGTCCACAAAATCCGCCGTTTCTTCTGTTTCAATGGCGTTTCCGGCTATTGCTCCCAGGGCATAATAAACCGGGTTGACGTTGCCGGGCTGGTAATTGGTGCGTTCCGCAGAGCCGACAAAAACGTTGACAGATCCACCGGAAATTCCCGGTATATCCGTCACAATGGCGGAAAATCCCGTGCCCGTTTCAAAAGTAGTCACTCCGCGCACCGCGGCAATCTTCCAGAGATTCTGGTTGGTCCCTCCCCCGGTCAGTAAATACAATGAGCCGTAAGCCTCACCATAATCTCCTGCATTGTACGAACGGGGAGCATATTGCTGATAAATGACTTTGTTGACAAGATAGGGGATTGGCTCATTTTGCGAGGCAGGAATAAAGCTGGTTGTGGTCTTTACTTTCCAGTTCCGGCTGGTTTCGGCGGCGTAGATTTCCCGGACGCGGATGACGTATCCGTTCCGGGTTGTGTCCCGGACATTGGAAAATGTAATGTCCAGCATTTCCCCGGTATTATAGGCCAGATCATTTCCGGGGATGATACTGTAAGAATCCAGCGTTAAATCTTTCCGCGTCGTCTTGCTTCCCCTTCCCAGGCCCACGGTCAATTTTCCCGCGGACGTTAATTGCCAGGGGACGGCAAAACCCGCGAAACTGGAATAATTCCACTGGCCTTTAGGACCTGCAAAATAATGAACAATCGTGCTGTGAGTCCCGGACGGTACGTTCGTTTGCGCATACTGGCCGGGGATGGAAACGGTAGTTGCCGCCGTCCCCGTCGCCGTTATCGCGCCCGTGTCCAGATAAGCAGGCAGGGTAAAAAGGCCCGTCACGCCAGCCATTCCGGCGGCATACAGACGGTTGACCGCCCCCGTGTCCGTCGGCGCGCCCACCGCAAGCGGCAGGGTGCCGCCCCCGTTCTCGAGCCGGACGAGGCTCTCTGC